AACTCTAGCACCAATACCGTAACCTATATAGCAACAGTAGAGTTTATCCCTGAAACCGCAGTCCAATTCCAATTCTAAGGAGAATAGTATGCCAATGGTTGACGGAAAGAAGTATCCCTACACTAAGAAGGGCAAGCAAGCAGCAGCATCTGCTAAGATTAGTAAACTGCGTAAAGAAGGTTATCCGCAGAAACAAGCAGTAGCTATCGGCCTATCAATGGCTGGTATGTCAAAGAAGAAGAAAAAGAAATGAAACAAGGACTCTACTCTAACATCTGGGCCAAGCGTAAGCGTATCAAAGAAGGTTCTGGAGAGAAGATGCGTAAGCCTGGAACCAAAGGCGCTCCTACTGCTAAGGCATTTAAAGAAGCTAAAAAGACTGCGAAGAAATAATGGTCAAGAAAGTCTATCAGAATCCTGAAGGCGGTTTAAACGCTAAAGGCAGGGCATACTTCAAGGCTAAGGAAGGCGCTAACCTAAAGCCTCCAGTGTCTTCTAAAGAGGCTAAGAAGTCTCCCAAGGCTGCTGCTCGTAGGAAGTCATTCTGTGCTCGTATGGGCGGTATGCCAGGGCCTATGAAGGATGAGAAAGGTAGACCAACAAGGAAGGCGTTGGCACTAAGGAAATGGGATTGCTAAATGGCTAACAAGACTTATCTACAACTTGTTAACGATGTGCTCATTCGTCTGCGTGAGAATGAAGTTACATCTGTTACGGATACTGCATACTCCAAGCTCATTGGTAAGTTTGTTAATGATGCTAAGAGACAGGTGGAAGATGCCTATAATTGGAATGCTCTGTCAGAGACTATCACAGTTGCTACCTCTACAGATCTGTTTAACTATGTGTTAACTGGCTCTGGTATTCGTTTCCGTGTCTTCGATGTGATTAATGACACAAGCAACTGGTTCCTGAATAACGCCTCTACTATGGAGATGGACGAGTGGTTCCTAGTTGATACTCCTGAGAAGTCTGCTCCACGCTACTTTAACTTTAACGGTGTAGACTCTAATGGCGATACACAGGTAGACCTTTATCCTATCCCTAATGGTGCATACACAATTAACTTTAACTTGATTAAACCACAGGCTGAGTTATCTGCTAATGCTGACCAACTCAAAGTTCCTGCAGAACCTGTCATCTTCCTGGCCTATGCAAAGGCTTTGGCAGAGCGTGGTGAAGATGGTGGACTGCGTAGCTCAGAAGCCTATGGATTATATCAGACTTCATTAGCAGACCATATCTCTATCGAAGGTAATAAGTATCCTGACGAATTCCTTTGGGACCCAGTTTAATGGCACAAGAGACCCAAACCGCTTCTATTGCTGCACCAGGATTCTTTGGATTAAACATCCAAGAGTCTGCGGTATCGCTGTCTTCAGGATTTGCGCTAGAGGCTAACAACTGTGTCGTTGACCGCTATGGTCGTATTGGTGCTCGTAGAGGCTGGACAACAGTTAACAGTGCAGTCAACACTGACTTAGGCTCTGCTAACCCAGTGCAGTTCATGTTTGAGTTGACAGACAATGGTTCTAGTCAGTTCATTAGTGGCGGTAATAATCATTTGTTTACTGGCACTACCACGATGACTACTGCTTCTGTGCGTAATCAGGCTAATAGTGCTAATCTTACCTATACGATTACTGGTAACAACTGGCAAGCTGCTGCTCTGCCTTATGGTGACGCTGCAGAAGCAGAGCCTCATGCCTACATAGCACAGACTGGTCATCCTACACTGGTATACCATCGTATGCCTACTCCAGGCACTGGTGCTACCTTCTCAGTTACTACTGTCTCTAGTGGTGTTATCACTGCCTTGTCAGTTACAGCGGCTGGTAGCGGCTACAATGTTGGAGATATCCTTACACTATCTGGTGGCACTACCGCTGCCACAGTAACTGTTGCTACTTTGTCTGGTACTGGTGTGGCTACAGTAACAATTACTACTGGTGGAGCAGGTTATAGCAATGGTAACGCACTTACCAGCACTGTGACAACGATTGCTAATCCACACAGTCACGCAGGTTCCTACGGATTTCAAAGGCTTGGAGATGTTGGTACTATACCTCTTGGCTACACAACAGCCGATTTTAGCCCTAACTGTGCTCTCGCTGCTTATGGTCGTATATGGCTAGCAGATATCGTAGGAGACCCACAGACAGTCTACTTTAGTCGCTTATTGGATGGCTCTGACTTCCAAGGCGGTGACTCAGGCTCTCTGTCTCTTAATGCTATATTTCCTAATACAGACAAGATAGTTGCTATGGCGGCGCACAACGGATTCCTTATTATCTTTGGTCGTAACAACATTGCTGTCTATGCAAACCCAATTGATGTTACTACACTGACACTAGCAGACTACATTCCTAATGTTGGTTGTGTTGCTAGGGATTCGGTGCAGAGCACTGGTACGGATATCATCTTCTTGTCTGATGCTGGTGTGCGTAGTCTGCAGCGAGTCATCCAAGAGAAGTCTCTGCCTATGAGGGATATCTCTAAGAATGTTCGTGATGACCTGATGGGTAATGTGGCTTCTGAGACAGCAACTAATATCAAATCTGTCTACTACGAGCGAGATGCTTTCTATCTATTGGCTCTGCCTACCACCAAGTTTGTATACTGCTTTGACATGAGAGCACCGCTGCAGGATGGATCAGCCAGGGTTACCACATGGACTAACATAGAGCCAAGGTCATTCTTGGTTACTAATACCAAAGACCTATACATTGGCAAACCTGGGTATATTGGTAAATACTTTGGTCATACCGACAATGCTGTTAACTATCGGTTTAGTTACTACACAAACTACTTTGACTTCGATGCTCCTACCAGGGAGAAGATTATGAAGCAGGTTGGGTTTGTGGTAATTGGTGGTTCTAACCAGGATGTAGCTGTAAAGTGGGGCTTTGACTATAACGAAAACTTCTTTGCATTTACGAAAAAACTTGACACAGCCGTAATTTACGAGTATAATATAGGTGAGTACAATATTGCTGAGTTCTCAGATGGTATCGTCTTAGATAAGTTCAAGATACAGGCTGGCGGTACAGGCGCTGTAATGCAGGTAGGTTTAGAGGCAGAGATTAATGGTAATCCAATTTCTATCCAGCGGATTGATGTATATATTAAACAAGGAAAAATAGTATGAGTAATTATACCAAGGCTACTAACTTCGCTGCTAAGGATTCACTGCCTAGCGGTAACGCAGGTAAGATTATTAAAGGCACAGAGATTGATACCGAGTATAATGCTATTGCTTCGGCTATCTCTTCTAAGGCTGACACAAATAGTCCTACCTTTACTGGAACACCGCTAGCCCCTACTCAGGCTACTGCTACTACTAATAATACACAGATTGCTACCACAGCGTTTGTACAAGCTGCTATTGCTGCTGCTAACATTGTTCCTTCTGGTACAATTGTTCTATGGTCAGGCTCTGTCGCTAGTATCCCAACTGGATGGGTTTTGTGTAATGGTTCTAACAGCACTCCAGATCTGCGTAATCGTTTTGTTGTAGGCGCTGGTTCTACTTATGCTGTTGGCGATACTGGTGGCTCGGCTGATTCAATTGTTGTGAGTCATACACACACAGCAACTGTTACTGACCCAGGCCATACTCACACGCTATCACCGTCAAATCGACAGGTTTATAACTCTGGCGCAAGTGGTACTGCTGGATTAACTAATGGCGGCGAAACATTTACACAATTAACCATGAGTTCTGCAACCACAGGAATCACAGTAGAAAACTCATCAACTGGTTCATCAGGCACTAACGCTAACCTGCCTCCGTACTATGCGTTGTGCTACATCATGAAGACTTGATGAAAATACCGATAGTCTTACGAGAACACTACATAATATACATCGAATGGTTTAATAACTTAGTATTTATCCACACAGATGTATTTAAGTGGACAGCAGAAGTAAAGAAGAATTACATTAGAGATTTGAATTTACTGCAGTCACTACTAAACCTACCGCTGTATGGACTAGTAGATAATGATAAGTTAGGTAAGTTTGGAGAATCAATAGGTTTTAAATTTGGAGACTACACCGTAGGTAATGATGGTAACACTTATAAGATTTATTACAGGAGTTTATAATGGGCAGCATAGTTAGTAGTATATTAGATCCGTTTACTGGTGCTAGTTCTACCAGGAGCGCCGCTGAACAAGCTGCTGCTCAACAGGCAGAGGCAGGCAGACAAGCCGCTAATATAGCTGCCTTTAGACCAGTCGGGATGACTAGTCGCTTTGGCACTTCACGCTTTGGTATTACAGATGTAGGCGGGGTTCCTCGTGTTACATCTGCAGAGTATGAAGTAGCTCCAGAGTTACGAGCTATCCAAGACAGGCTGATGGGTTTGACTGGTGGTGCTCTTACCACTGCAGAAGAAGCTCAAGCAGCAGCACAGCCATTAGGTCAAGCTGCTATGGGTCTTTTTGGTCTTGGTCAACGATACTTAGCACAGTCTCCTGAAGAACTTCGTCAACGCTACTTTAATCAGCAACAGGCACTCCTTGCCCAGCCTCGTGCTGCTGAAGAAGCAAGACTAGCTTCTGGTGTCTTTGGTCGTGGTCGTGCTGGATTAAATATTGGAACCACAGGACAGCCTGAGTTAGCTGCTTTAGCAGGCGCTCGTAGACAACAAGACTTAGCATTGGCTGCTCAGGCTGAACAAGGTGCTCAACAGCAACTAGGTTTTGGCTCTAGTCTATTCGGTACTGGTGCTAGTCTGTTAGGTCAGCAGTATGCTATTCCTACTCAGGCACTGGCTCCGTTGTCTTCGCTGCTTGGTACTGTCGGTACAATAGAACAACTTGGTCAACAACCGTTCCAACTTGGCATGGCTGTCGGCGGTGCTGCTCAACCTGGAGCACAGGCAGGTGCTGGTCTCTTAGGCGCTGGTCTGTCACAAGCTGCTCAGACTCGCTACCAAGGCGTACAACAAGCTAACGCTGCTAATGCTGCTTTCCTACAGACCCTGATTGGTGCTGCCTCTGGTGGTATGGGTGGTCCTTCTCCGTTGACATTTGGAACTCCTGGAGGAGGTGGTGGCTTTGGTACAGGTAGATTCTATGGTAATCAAGACTTTGGTCAGTTCTTCTGAGGATAGATAATATGGGAATGTCAGCACAACAGATGTTACAGAATGACCCTGAGTACCTTGCTCGTCAGTTAGCACAGCAAGAGATTCAGCGTTATCAAAACTTTCAGAATCCTCAACTAGGATTGGCTGCTACATCAGGAGCAGTGCTAGGCCGTGGTCTTGCTAACTTGTTTGGTGGTCGTGGATTCTTTGAAGTATCTGATCCAGCACTGCGTAGAGTAGCAGAAACTCAGCGAGTGTTTAATGAAGCTATGAGTAGCTTTGATCCAGCTAATCCTGCTGCATCTTATGAAGAAATGGCTCGTAAGTTTTCTGGATTAGGTTTTGGTCAGCAGGCTATGATGGCTGCTCAGGAAGCTGCTAAGTATCGCCAGCAAGAGCGTACTGAAGCTAGGCAGGCTGAAGAACTTGGTATTCGTAGGTCTGAACTTGGTCTTCGTGAGCGTCAGGTGTTGCTTGATGAAGTTAACAAAGACCCATATGGTTCTATTGCCAGAGCTTTACAAATGCCTGAAGATTCTCCACAGCGTCAAATACTTCTGGCTGGGGCATCCGCTGCAGTTGGAAAACAAAACTACGATAGGGCTATTCAAGAAGCTGAACTTGCAAAATCAAATGCACAGCGTGAACTGGCTTTAGCACAGGCTGCAAAACTTGCTCGTGGCGAGATAAGCGAAACAATTATTACAGAAGATGGAAGACCTCTTACTAAGCGAGGGGAAAAACTTTATACGATGGATGGTAGGGTTTATGAAGGAAAGGTTAAACGGTTAGCTGCACCAAGTCCGTATGCTGATTTATTAGCTACTCCTCCAGGGACTACAGCTCCTGCTAAACCTACAGGGACTCCTATCTACAATCCTCAAACTGGTAAGATTGAATATAAACAATAATGATTATTAATGTACCTGTATATGGAAACATAGAGTTTCCTGACTCGATGACTCCTGAAGAAATTGAGAAGGCTATTCAGGTAAATTTGGGTCTTGGTCCTCCTCGTCAGATAGGTATCAGAGAAACCATTGCTCGTGGATTAGAGCGTGGCGTGACTTCAGATATCAGAGGAGGTGCTCAGCTTTTACAAAAAGCAGGTATTAATGTAGGAGCTGGTCCTGAAGGGTTTGAGCCAACTGATCCATTAACAGCAATGTTAGGTACTCCTTTGGCTCCAGAGAGTCAAAGAGCATCTTTAGTTACTCCAGATGTAAAACAAGAAACTGACTTTCAGCGTGAGTTAGCTTTTCGATTAGCTGCTGATCAGAATCCTGTAGCAGGTTATGGCTCCCTTATAACTGGTTTACTTGCATCTCCACTTAATCTTATTCCTTTTGGCGGTCAGATTAAAACTACTGCTCAAGGAGCTAAACAGTTTGGTATTGCGGGGGCTGTAGGTGGGGCATTAGATCCAGTATATGAAGAGTTTCAGGATAGTCGCTTATTAAACACTGCAGTTGGCGGTGTTCTTGGTGCTGGTCTTGGCGGCATTATTGGCAAACTCATAGAGAAGTTTGGGCCTAGAGTAGCTGATGACATCATAAATACAGGGACACTCTCCCCAGACGGTAAGGAGATTACCACACCCCATTTCAAGCTAAAGATGGATGAGAATGGGAACTGGGTCAAAGAAGAAGCCGAAGTAACAGAGGAATTACTTAAGGCACGACAGTTAGCAGAGGATCGTAGGGCCTCTACCATAGACGGGCTACAACCCAAGGTAGAAGACCCTGCTGTTACTATCGCCAAGACAGTAGAAGAGGAAACTCTGCCTGTATTGCCTCAGTTCCTGGCAGGGGCTAAGCCCAGGTTTGCTAAGTCTACCATTGATTTTGAGTCTGACATAGATAAGGCTCTGTATATCGTAGGAAACCAGACAACTAAGTCAGCTAGGCACGATGATTATATGGCCTTCCTAAGACAGGCTCTGGAGACAGATGACGCTACCATCGGTAAGCTGGCTAGGGATGTCAGGCTAGAGGTTGTACAGTCTGGAAAGTTAGCCCAAGGTGAGGCTGGCTTGTCTGGTATAGGTAAAGTAGATAATTTTAAGTTTAGCTTCTCCAAGGCTGTAGACACCCTGGTTAACCCTCCTGATAAATACCTTGACGATTTCTCAAAAAGAGTGTATAATTTAGGGGCTGGTTATAGAACTCTAAAGGGCTATGCTGTCCTATCACCTAAACAGGCTGAAGAAGCTGTCTCAATTATGCAGAGAACTGACCCAACATTCATCAAGAGTATGCCAGAGGCTACACGCAATGTCTCAGCATACCGTAGATATCTAGATGATATGAAGGTCCTAAATGGTCGTAACTTTAAGGCTAAGTCTTTTGAAGACTTTATCACTAAGGGTATTGATGCTGATGACCAGATTAAAATGGTTGAGGCTGGTTTCTTTGATGGGTGTCGATAATGGCTAGATGCGATTTACCGCTGTATAAAAATGTTCTACCTAAAGTTAGGTTGAATAACATTACATCTAATCAGATGGATAAACTGATTAAGATGGATGAAGGTAAGAAGAAGTTCTTCATGAACGAGCGTGTGTACGCTAACGATGATGAAAAGGACCTGATGGAAGGTCTGTCTTATGTGTTCAATAGGCGTATCGAAGGTAAGACTAACAAGGGTATTCAGATGGATACCTTTACCAATGAGACTTACCAGAAAGCTCTGAAGTCTGCTAGAGAGTCTGGCTTTGATAGTCCTGATGCACAGGTGCTGGGACAAGAGATTCTAATGCGTGTGGAGAAGGGAAACCCACTGAGTAACGAAGAGAGAGCTTTAGCTTTGCCTGCGTTTCTTAATCGTCTAGAGTCAATGCCTTTACTAAACCGTCAATACCTCAGAGCATTTGAGTCTGGTGACCAGGAAATGATGGCTCGGTATGGAGCAGAGATTGCTAAGTCTATCGCTGTCTTTGCTGGCGTAAGAGCTGATCAGAATGCTTTGTCTGTAGGTTTTAATACTTATAAGTATATGTACAAGCAGATTCAAGCTAATGCACAGATAACAAAACTATTTAATAACGGGGCTTGCTAATGGCTGGTATTACTCAAAAGTGTGCAGAATTCCTAGCTAACTGGGTAAAGGCCACTGACGATATTATGACTAACCCTGTCCTGTCTCCTGGTGAGGCTGGGGCAGCGGTATCTGATGCAGCTACTAAGGTGCTTAAAGAACCTAGCATCCGAGAGCGTATTGGTGCATTTATTCGTAACAGTTACCTGTCTGCTATCTCTACTCAGGTAGTTAACTTTGTATCACAGACTGCACAGCTTGCATTAGCGCCTGTTACACGAGCACTGGCTGGTAGACCTAGCGAAGGCTTAGCTATGCTTCGAGGTATCGGTGAAGGGTTTACTGAAGCATTTCCCAGGTTCATGGCTGGTCTGTCTAAGCGTACAGAAGACTTTGATGGTAACACACATCAAGCATTCGACATCGTAAAGAATAAGTATGGTGATGCAATCTTGACCTATCCTCAGAGGATTACTGGTGCTCTTGACCAAGCATTCTCAGCAGTGCTTGAGCGCATGGAGTATCGTGCTATGATCCACAGGATTGAACAGAAGTTTCCTGATGAGTACTTTGCTAGGCGTGGTACAACCAGGGCAGAGTTCATCAAAGAGTTAGACGATATCGCAATGAAGAATAAAGACGGTAACGCTACTATGCTTCAGTACCTCGAAGGGCGTGACCCAGCACTGCGCTATCAACTAGAAAACTTTGCTGCATTTAATACATTCCGTACACCGCTGGGTAAGTCGCTGATTGACAAAGGCGGTCAGCTAATGGCTGAAGCAAAGAACATTGCTCCTGAGTTAAACCTGGTTGTTCCTTTCCTGCGTACTGGTATTAACATCGCTAAAGAGGCTGGTGGTTACATCCCTGGTGGTGGTCTGCTGCGTGTGCGTCAGGCTAAACTAGACATCAAGGATATTAATGAGAAACTTGCTAAGGTCACTGCTCAGCGTCTGCAGGCACAAGATAGACTAGATAATGCTGTCTTTCCTGCTCAGATTGAGAAAGCCCAGGCCAGGGTTGAGCAGTTAGATAAGCGTATTGCAAAGCTGGAAGGTGAGCGTACATTTAAGGAAGAGAAGATTCCTGAGTTCTATGCTCAGCAGGCTATGGGTGCTGGGTTTATGTTGGCTACCTATGGCATGGTGCAGCAAGGGCTGGTTACTGGTCACTACTCATCAGACCCGTCTACCAGGGCTAGTCAGATAGCTTCGGGTGTCCCTCCTATGTCTATCAAGATGGGAGATAGATGGGTCTCATATGACCGAATTGAACCCTTTTCTACTGTCATGGGCTTAGTAGTGGACAGTATGAATGCTCTGAAGACTGGTAGAATGAAGGGAGAAAGTCCAGGCGTTGGTTCTATCTTCAAGATAGTAGGACAGAACTTCCTGGATAAGACCTTTACTGAAGGTCTAGGCAAGGCTATGCTGGCTATGCAGGAACCAGACCGCTACCTGGAGTCTTATCTAGTTAGTTTAACTAACCCTGTGGTCCCAGCTATCCTGAACCAGATTGCCAGGATGGAAGACCCTATCCGCAGAGAGATTAAAGACCCAGACACCGCTAACTGGATTCTTAATAACCTGAAGAGTCGCTTACCTGGGCTGCGTGAAACCTTACCAGAGCAGACTAACTTACTAGGCCAAACACAGAGAATGAATGTTGGATCTGTCCTGACTGGTATACAGGTAACACCACTGGAAAGAGAAGTCTCACAGGCTATCTTTGATAATCCTTATCTGCGTATGGCTCCTATGGATAGGAAAGTAGGTGGCCTAGAGCTGACTACTGAGCAGTATGCTGACCTGACTAATCGTGCTGGAGACCAGCTCAATCGTGCTGCTACGATGCTAGCACAGAATCCTGGCTTCTTAGCCTTGTCTAGACCTATGCAGGCCAGACTGGTGCAGGGTGTTGCAGAGCAGGTGAGGAAGGCAGAGCGTATGCGTACACTGTCTGTGCTTGTACAAGATCCTGAAAAGAGAGCAGAGTTTGTCCTTAACCTTTTAACTAAGCGTGGGCTGCAACAAGATGTACTAGAGGACTAACATGAGTGACCCTATACAAACTACTAGGGCTGCTCTCTCTGGTATTAAAGAAGCTGTTAAGGTTGGCAGGGAGATTAAGGAAACTGCCACCGAGGTAAATCAATTCCTAGACGAAGAGGCTAAGGCCAGAGTCGCCTGGAAGAGGAAGCAGCAACAGATTGAACGCCGTGGTGACATGATGTTCATGACTGCCTATGAAGAGTACAAAATCATTAGGCAGATACGAGATGCAGAACAAGAGATGTATAAGCAGATTGAAGTGGAGTTTGGAAGGCCAGCAGTGTCAGAAGTCAAGTCCTTAATTACACAACTACGAAAACAACATCTAGAACTTAATGATGAGTTCTATCGTAAGCGTATGCAGACTAGACGAGAGTGGGGAATGATTTTAGTTGCTAGTGCTGTTGTGTATGGAATCTTTAAATTGACTGGAGTTATGTAATGTTATCTTTACTATCTACACTTGGTGGTCTACTTATCTCTGGTTTACCAAAGGTCCTAGACTTCTTCCAAGACAAGGCTGACAAAAAGCATGAGATGGAGTTGGCTAAGGTTCAGACAGAGCGTGAGTTAGCACTTGCTCGTGAAGGCTTCTTGGCACAGCAAAAGGTTGAAGAGATTCGCACTGACCAGATTGCTATGCAGACTGAGGCACAGATGCAGAATGCTGCTCTAGCACATGACCAGAAAGTGCTTGAGAAAGCCTCTACCTGGGTAGTCAACTATGTTGGCACAGTCCGTCCTACCATTACCTATATGCTGGTGTTTGAGCTTATAGCAATCAATGTCTGGATTATGTGGCATATCTTCTCACTACCTGGAGTGATTACTAGCATTGACGATGTAATCAAGTTCTCAGATGTGGTGTTTAGCGAAGATGAGATGGCTATGCTAGGTGGAATTATAGGCTACTGGTTCGGTTCTCGTGGCTGGTCTAAGAAGTGAAAGTAAGTAAGAAATGCATAGAGGCTATCAAGCGGGATGAAGGAGTTCGTACTCGTCCTTATCGTTGTCCTGCTCTTTTGTGGACTGTCGGGGTTGGTCATGTTATTGACCCTGGACATATTGGAGTCAAACTAGATGAGCGAAAGAACCTACCAATCCCTGCTGGATGGGATAGAACCCTATCCATGGCTGAAGTGGATGATATCCTTGCAAAGGACTTGCTACGATTTGAACAGGGAGTGCTTAGGATGTGTCCTACAGGGCTTACACAAGGCCGCTTTGATGCCTTGGTTAGCTTTGCCTTCAATGTGGGACTGGGCAACCTCCAAAGATCCACAATAAGACAGAAGCATAATCGTGGAGACTTTGAAGGAGCCGCAGAAGGCTTTTTGGCGTGGACTAAAGCAGGCGGTAAAGAACTACCTGGATTAGTCAAGCGCCGTAAGCACGAGAAAGAGATGTATTTATCGGAATCCGATGAGCACTCTGACGAATAGGATATCTATTACTAGATAGTGTGCATCATCCTCTGGGTCTTGTACATACTCAAACCCTAGCATAATGCCTGCTATCAGGCTAAGTTCAATCATCATATTTCACAATGTCCCGCTACACAGGCTAAGGTCTGTGCTCCTTCGACATTATCGTCTTCTTCCTTAAGATTATCCCATGCAATAGATGTAGGCATCTTAGCAAGAAGTTCCTCATACTGCTCTTTGCTGCACTCCTCATAAGGTGCTTGACGATAAGTGCCTCCATCCCAAGGCAGGAACGATATACCAGAGATTTCATCGAAGTTCCTCCATACCCACGCCCCAACATCCATCCACTCATCTTCCTTGACAGAGATAGTGACAGAAGGCTTGTGCTCACACCAGTG